TCTCTGTTACGAGGTTCGTTATCATAAACCCAAATATAATCGCTCCAATTATACGACCTAGGATCAATGTCGGAGCCAGCCATGCCAACCGAGTTTTCCAAGAAGAGCGAGTCGAAGGGTCCTTCGACGATGTAGACTTTTTCATGTGGATTAATTCTATGGAGTCCATATACTTTTGATTGATTTTCATCCAACATGATAGTGATATATCTTAGTTGGTCTTTGGGGTCGAGGGATCGTCCTTGGAATCCGAACCATCCTTCATGATATCCTCCATCTTCTTTTTCGCTTGGTTTAATGAATGGGATAACGATCCTAGGTTTATCGTTTTTGATTTGAGTAAACGATGGTTTGTTTTTGTTAACCCAAGTACAGAAGTCTTTTGTGTAAAAGAGTTCGTTCCAAAATTTTTTAGGAATTTGTCTATCTGCAAGATATTTTACGGCAGGGTGCTCATTATTTAGAGAAGAAATACTTTCGAGATCTTCCTTCTTCTTAAAAACTGGTTTGTTAAATTTTGGTTTAGGAACATACGATCCTTTACCTGTTGTTCCACTCTTATATCTCTCCATGATGTACTCATCATAGAGATCAGGAGCGTTGTCTTTAAGAAAATTAGGTAGAGTCCTACCAACACCGCAGTTATGACACTTGTAAACTAAATCTGTTTTTACACGAAAAAAATACCCCCTTGCCTTGTTCCTGTGTTTCTGTGAATCACCACAGTAAGGGCATCGGAAGTTGTATACATCTGTTTTCTTCCTGACAAACTTGTCTAGTCTGTTAGAAAGTAGATTTACATAATGTGCATCAACAAATTCAGTCACTAAGATGGACGGTATGTCCGCTTATCATACTTGTATTGTTATTGTTTGTCAAGTTTTTAATGAGTGCTTGTCCTGGTGCAGACACGAGGAAAGATACAACAGTAAGAGCACCAAAAATAGACCACATCTTTTTTTCAATGAGTCTAAGACGGTCATCAACCATACGTATATCTCTCTCGCAACCTTTTTTAATTGCATTTGTTTCTCTATTAATATCTCTGTTTAAACTATCTAACTTCTCGAACAAAACTTCATCTACTTTGTCTTGCTTATCTAATTTTTCATTGTGTACAGCAAGAAGTTGACCCATCTTCACACTGTTTTCTTGAAGAGTGTCAACTACTTTTTCGAGTCTTTCTATTATTGCTGCATTTATGTCAGACATTACCTTGTCTCGTCTTGTTCTGTCCCTGCTCTCGCTTGTTTCTTTAAACTTTGTGTCTTCATTTGTAGTTGCTTCTGAAGTTGTTGCTTCTTCAGCTGAACCTTTTTCTTTTCTATTGCTACCTTAGCTTGTGCTTGTTGATTCTTGAACTTCTGTTCTAGTTCTTCCTTAGCATACAGACGTTTGTTTGCCTGTGCAGTGGTGTCAACGTTTTTCATGTGTGCCATACGCTTGTCCATAAAGAACTTAGCAGCATTAGCAGGTAATATTCTTTCAATCTTGATGTCTCCTCTGTAACGAGGGTTGATCAACAGACGAAGTTTCTGTGTCAGTTGTGCAGGTGAATTTGCATATACTATAGTTTCACCGACCTTTGGTATATTAACTTTATATTGAAATAATCTAGAGCGACCACTCATATCAATAGGGCGATCTATTTCATTATCTTCTTTGATCTTCTTTCGCTTTGCCATCTTTTTTCTGAACTTCATAACAGGATCGAAACCTGCAACAGGACCTTTGGCATTAGCACTACCGCTAAAACCTCCTGTACCCGTTGTCATCATTTCTTCGTTCATATGTTTGTAAGCTCGTCGTTGATGTCTTCATCTACATCCAAGTCGGGAAGCATCCCTACTGGATATTTATTCAAATAGATTAATATAGTTTTGAGTATTGACCAATACTCTCGTTCAAGTCTATAAAAGATAAGGGGAGTTGCTGCCTCGCCAAATACATTATAAAGGATGATAAGATGGTTAATAATAAGATGAGTCCTCAACGGACCCCCTCTAACATAACGTTTTAAGAGTCGTTTTAGATACTTAAAACGCTTCATGTCTTCATCAAAATCCTCACGTGTGACACAATGAGGATTTTCATAATGTTTGATGGCGAACAGAATGTAGGTCTCCTCATTCAGTTCGTCAAATTTCATTTATTAAGTTGTAGTAATTGTCTTGGTAGAACCAGAACCACCTGCTCCGACTGTATCACCTAGAACGAATACTTTGTCTGATGCGGTAGAAGTACCTGCGTCAACGATTGTTCCAGAGATTGTTTGAGCACCAATAGTATGTACCTTACTTGCTGCAGCACATGTAAAGTCAAACTCGATACGGTTAGTACCTGTTCCTCTAGCATATGTAGCAGTAATACTAGCACTATCAGTAGTATTGGTTACCACAAGAGTAGCACCTGCAGTTACATCAACTAGCTCATTGTAGATAACTACAACAGTTCCAGTCGCTGCTGCTGCGTATGTACTCTCTTCAAAGAATACTGCAGTAATATCAGCACCACCTAGGGTGTTGGTTCCTCTTGAACCTGCTCCAACCAAACCATCAACTGCGACTAAAATCTCATCCCAGTATTCTGATTGATCTCCTTTCTTATAGTGACGAAGAACCCAACCTTGTGAGGTTGCAAAGATATTTGATGGATCAACTGCTCCACCCCTTACAGCCCACTTTGGCTTTGCTTCATCAGCATCGGTTACACCGTATAGTGCCATTTTTTCAGTACTCCTAGCTTATTCCTATCTGAGATTATTTATAAAAAATAGGGGTTCAAGACCCCCTATTTTGGTATGTTTAACTACGTGTTTGCAAAGCAGACTTAACTGTCTCTAGTAGTTTATCATCAGCAGTAGTTTTAGTCAGTTTAACTGCCTTTTCCAGAACGATAATGCAAAGGTCGATGAGTTTTTCACCCAACTCTCCGTCATCTGGAATTTTATTTACTGCGTCTGCAACAATTTTCTTAGCGAATGGTAGTAGAAATGATAGCATGATCTAATAATAATTACTTCACACTATATATGAGACTAAGCGTATGTTTTTTTACCGCCCTTCATATAACCTTCGCCCTTCTTATCTTTGAACTTGATTCCTCTAGGGTCTCTGATCTTTTCTTTTGCTTTTTTACCTTTAGCAACAATCTCTGCATACTTTTTCTTGCCATGCATCATGATGCCTTTCTTCTTTTTCAGTTCAGCTTCTTTTTTCTTTGATGCCTGTCTATATTTTTCGTCATCAAAAGTGTCACCATACTTCTCTTTAAGTACAACTGGATTAAATTCGTCGGGTAGTATATTCATATCTCTATTATAGCACCTAAGTTCCTAAACCGCGACCTTTCTTCATGTTTTCTTTGCTACCGTATCTAGCTTTGGTTTCGATATACCCTTTGGTATCCTTACCATAACCCATTTCCTTAGCATCTTTCTTCAGTTGCTTCTTATCATCTGCTGCCTTCTTGTATTTACCAGTTCCTGCAGTAGATTTCGCACCTTTAACTTTCTTAGACTGTTTACTACCCTGTCGCATGATGGCATTCTTACCATACTTGCTTGTAATTTTTGATAGCACTGCGTCTAATGCTGCGTCTTTTCTCTTTGGAGAGGTAGGTTTTTTAGTCCCGCCCTTTACGTAGTTACCAGTTTCTTTTTTATATCTGGTTGCTTCGTCAACCGTTTTGTCAAGTTTTGTCTCTTCTGTTGTCTTTTCTGAGATTTTTTCTTGACTACCATAGACATTCTCCTGAGTTTGTACACTATCTATAAGACTTAAGGATGAGAACTTTTCTAGAGTGTCGCTCTCATTACATCTCCATTTTCTAAGTGACTTATTAATTCTTGAATCTGGATCTCTTGCAGTCTTAGCTGAGGTAAGTTTCTTTTTCATACCCTTCATTCTCTTACAGAATGAATTTTGTCTGCCTTCTGCCTTACCACCTTTCTTTGGATTAGGGTCAGTTACAGGTGCTTTAAGATCTGAACCAGGATTTTCTTTCTCGTAGGACTTTCTTCCTTTTTCATTAAGTCCACCAGAGGCAGACTTACCTGACTTTTTTGTCCATGCTGCTCCCTCCATCATCTCTTTTAGTTTCTTTCTTGCTGCAGCTTTTGCTTTAAGACGTGCTTCCTTCTTATGAGGATACATTGTGTCTATAGTATGACTCCTCTGTGGATATGCACTAC